GTAAACCTCACGATATAGATACTAATAAGGAGTCAAGAAAACTATACAGACAAAAAGCTGTCATTATACATACTGAGAATGCAAGGTTAAAATCTAAAAGATTATTATTTGCTAAAGTATTATGGATAGCTGAAATGTTTCTTGATAAACCTTTTTATCACGCTCATACTTTAGACTTTAGGTCTAGATGTTATCAAGTGACTAACTATTTAAATGGACAAGGTGTTGACTTTGCGAAAGCTTTGCATTTATTTGGAACAGGTAAAAAGGTGACAGAAGAAAACAAAGGCGACTATTGGTTAGCTGTAACAGGTGCAGCTCTTTATGGATTAGATAAAGTTTCTCGAAAAGAACAATTAGATTTTATTGAGAAAAATTTTAATCTGTTTAAAGGGATTGCAGAAGACCCATTTACAAATAGAGAATGGGAAAAAGCTGATAAGCCTTTTCAATTTCTTGCGTGGTGTAACGAATGGATTTCATTTAAGGCTGTAGGTTATGGGTATATAAGTAATTTTATTTGTAACCAGGACGGCTCTTGTAATGGCATACAACACTATTCAGGAATATTAAAACACACACCTTCAGCAAAAGCTGTGAACCTAGCGAACTCTGAAAAACCAGAAGATGTTTATACAGTTGTTAAAGATAAAGTTATTGAAAATTTAAAAACAATAACTGATAACGACTTAGCACAACTTTGGTTACAATTTGGAGTCAAAAGGTCAACAGTTAAAAGGGCTATAATGACTAGTCCTTATGGTTCTACAAGATATTCTTGTAGTGACTTTGTTGATGAAGATATAACAAAACGAAAAGACCAAGGGGAACAACACCCTTTCGGTAGTTTGGTTTTTCCTGCGTGTACTTTTTTAGCAGGAATAATTTGGGAGAGTATGGGTGAAGTTTTATCATCAGCAAGATTAGGAATGTCCTTCTTACAACAATGTGCTAGAGTTTTAGCAAAATCAGGACACCCTATTCGTTGGATTAATCCTGTAGGATTTCCGGTAATTCAAGATTATCCTGAATTTAAATCCATGAGAGTTAAGACTCGATTATTCGGTGAAGTGATTAAACCTAGAATAAATGTAGAGACTGAAAAGTTTTCTGTTTTGAAAGCTTCGAATGGTCTTCCACCAAATTTTATACACTCACAAGACTCCTCACACATGATGTTAGTTGTTAGTGAAGCGTATGATAAAGGGGTGTCGCATTTTTGTAATGTGCATGATAGTTTTGGGACACTTGCAGCGGATAGTCAAATTCTAGCTGACACAATTAGAACAACATTTGTAAAAATGTATAGTAATGGTTGTCCTCTAGAAAGTTTTAAAACATCAATACAACCTATATTAACAAAAAAACAGATAGAAAAATTACCTGCTGTTCCTGAAAAAGGAAACTTTGATATACAAGAAGTTATGCACAGCGAGTTCTTTTTCGCCTAGTAGTACCCCTATTAGAACCAACGGAGTTAAACTATGAACAAAGAAGAATGGTTTGAACATTGTCGGTTCATACCCTTAGATACGGCTGTAAAGCTTGTTAATAAAGGGTATATAATCGAAGACTCAAACAATAATGAGGAAGAAGATAATGAAAAACAAGAATGTGAAGATACTTACACCTAGTGGAATTGCTCAATATCCGTGGCTTACAACTGCTGATACTAAGTTTTCTGAAACAGGTGAATTTAAAACAAATCTTATCTTAAATAAGAAAGACGCTTTAACTATTAGTCAAACAATAGACAAAGCGTATTCTGATAGCATTACTTTTGCAAAAGAGAAAGCTAAAGGTAAGAAAATAAAACAAGCAGACAAGCCCTACTTTGATGAAGTAACAGAAGACGGTAAACCTACTGGAAATGTTATTTTTAAATTTAAATGTAAGGCTAAAGTCACTACTAAAAACGGTGATACATTTGATAACAAACCTGCAATATTTGATTCAGAGGGAAAACCTATGAAAAATATAAATGTGTGGGGCGGTAGTCAAATTAAAGTTAGTGCTGAACTGATTCCGTACTACACGCAAATGGTTGGTGCAGGAATAAGTATGAGACTTAGAGCTGCACAAGTTATTGAACTTGTAGAAGGTGGCAGCAATTCGGAAGGTTACGGATTTAAGAAAGAACAAGGCTATGTTCATGCAGAATCCAAATCTGAGGAGTTGAAAAATGAGACAACGAAAGAAGTTTCCACCGAAGACGACTTCTAATTATCGTTCAGGATTAGAAGAGCAGATTGTCCAACAACTGAAAAGGTTAAAAATTAGTTTTGGATATGAAAGCGAAAAAATACCGTATATTAGACCAGAAAAATTACATAAGTACACGCCTGATTTTGTTCTACACAAAAAGGTAGGTACGGTTATGTATATCGAAAGCAAAGGACGCTTTTTAACGGCTGACAAACAAAAACATATTTTGTTACGAAAGCAATATCCTGAATTGGATTTAAGGTTTGTCTTTAGCAATTCGAAAACTCGTATATCTAAAAAGTCTAGAACAACATACGCAATGTGGTGTCAAAAGCACGGCTTTAAGTATGCTGATAAGTTTATACCAGAAAATTGGATTAAGGAACTTTGGACTAGTGATAAAAAAACTACGTTCATAAAATCATGGACTTAATTAGAAAGGATTTTTATGGGTAACTAATATATTTTACTAGTCCTCTACATAGGTAGGGGACTAGCTACATTTTAATCAAAAAATTTATGAAGGAATTAATACATGAGTGAAAGCGAATTTTTAAATCATGCACCTTGTTCCGAATGTAATTCAAAAGATAACGTGGCTGTTTATAGTGACGGACACGGACATTGTTTTGGGTGTGGTGCATACTTTCATAACTATCAGAATGAGGAAAAACCATTGACAAAAGTAAACACAAATTTAATTAAAGGTGAAAATAAACCTTTAGTAAAAAGATGTATAAATCAGGAAACAGTAAGCAAATTTAATTACCAAACTGGTAAACATAAAGGTAAGACTGTACAAATTGCAAACTACTATGATAATAATAGAAATTTAGTTGCACAAAAATTAAGATACCCTGACAAAACTTTTCAATGGCTAGGTGATAGTAAGAAAGCAACATTATTTGGACAGAATTTATGGCGTGATGGGGGCAAACTTGTTTCTATTACAGAAGGCGAAGTAGACGCTATGTCACTTTCTTCCATACAGAATAATAAGTGGGCTGTGTGTAGTGTTAAAACAGGAAGTGCAGGGGCTAAACGAGATTTACAACAACAAATAGAATGGTTAGAAAAATTTGAAACTATTGTATTAATGTTTGATAATGATGAAGCAGGAAATACAGCAGCTCTAGAATGTGCGAAATTATTTTCGCCTGGAAAAGTTAAAATTTCACAACTCCCATTAAAAGATGCTAACGAAATGTTAGTCAAGGGAAGAGTACAAGAATTAATAGATTGTATGTGGGGTGGAAAATCCTATAGACCTGACGGAATTGTTGCAGGTACAGATATATTTGAAACATTAATTAAAGAAGACACTAGAAAATGTATACCTTATCCTTTTGAATGTATAAATACTAAAACATTAGGAATGCGAAGAGGTGAATTAGTAACAATAACAAGTGGAACAGGACAAGGTAAGTCACAATTATGTAGACACATAGCACACCAATTAATTTCTAAAGGTGAATGTGTCGGTTATCTTGCACTAGAAGAAAGTGTAAAGAGAACAGCATTAGGTGTGATGTCAATTGATTTAAAGAAACCATTACATTTAACGAAAGAAGGAATTAGTAAAGATGACTTTAGAAATAGTTTTAATCGAACAGTTGGTTGTGGCTCTATGTATCTATTCGACCACTTCGGTAGTACCGAGTCTGAAAATTTATTATCCAAGATTCGTTACCTTGTTAAGGGTCTTGGTGTACGGTGGGTTATTCTTGACCATCTTTCTATTATTATTAGTGGATTAGAAACGCATGATGAAAGAAGATTAATTGATATGACTATGACTAGACTTAGAAGTTTAGTTGAAGCAACAGGTATTGGATTAATTTTAGTTTCACATTTAAGAAGACCAGACGGCAATAGAGGATATGAAGATGGATTACAAACTTCATTAAATGCCTTACGTGGCTCTCATGCAATTAGTCAATTAAGCGACCAAGTAATTTCACTAGAGAGAGACCAAAATGATGAAGAGAATAAAAACTATACAACAGTTCGTGTGTTGAAGAATAGACATACAGGGAATACAGGAAAATGTGGAACATTATATTTTGATGAAACTACTTCTTGTTTTGTAGAAACAAAAGGAACAAATGATTTTTGAGAGGGACAATAGAAGAGGAAGAAAAAGATGGCATGATGACGATAGTTGGTATTTAATTGGTGAAATATCTGGTGCTATTCAAGTGGCTAAAAAAAATCCTTTTCGTGATGTTATCCTTCCTCTACCGTCAGCTAAATATAAACTTCATGCTGAGATTATTTTGCAAGAAATGTTTCCATTTGATGAAGCGGCATTTAGAATACAGCCACAGGTAACCACGCTACATTAATGAATAAAATATATACAGGTGCAGGAGTGGTGAGTATTATAGTAGTAATGAGTGTGTTAGTTTATATTATACTTGTAGGAATATAATTAATGTATAAAAAAATATTCATGTTTTGCTTTATCTTAATTATATGCTCTAGTTGCTCTCAGTTTTCGCTTTTAGCAAGTGGGACAAGTATTGCCATAAGTCAAAATACTTATGCAAAAGTATATAATGGTATAGATATTTTAACAATTATAGGTACAGAAAAAAGCATAAAAGGACACGCTTATGATAGTGCAAAGAAAGCATGGACAGAAGTAAAAGAAGGAAAGGAATATATATATGACACCACAATCAATCTCTTTGGAAACAATCATTAAAGTTTTAAAATGAGCAAGAAAAATAGTGAACCAATTATTGTGGGAAATAAAAAATATTATAAATATAAAATAATATGGGAAGATATAGTTGGGGATTCAACACTAGCAACTAATAATGAATTTAATAATATGACGTGTGCAGAAGTGCATACCGAGTGTTGGATATTTGATAAGACACTTGACTATGTTTATTCTTTTGCAAGTTATTATATAGGTAATGGAGAAATAGAATTTGGGGATAGAAATGTTTATCCTCGTAGTGTGATAAAGAAAATGATAAGGATATAAAAAGATGAGTGATGAAAAAATGTTTAAGTTTGGAT